TTTAATATGTTTGAAGACCTCTGCAAAGAATATCATGCAATGAGGAAAGAAAATGAAAAAAATACTGTCGGCACTAGTCATTACGCTGACCCTCTCAGCGTGCAGCCTCAGTGATGTTCTGCCATCCTTCTGGGATGACAATCAGAGCTACAAGATCATTGACGTTTATACTAAGGCCGTACGTCTAGACTGCACAAAGCCCCATCTCGCCCAGATCGTAGAGATCAGAGATGATTTGCTCTGGTTTCAACTATACTCAGAGTCTAAAGGGGTGCTTCAGCAGGACGTAATTAAGCTCATAGAGCCCATGCAGAGGACTGTTGAGGACTTCTATACTAGAAGTTTGGAAAAGGAAGGCTCTCCTGCCTATTGCGAGGCAAAGAAAAAGATTCTAATCACGCAGGCTAAGAAGTCTGCATCAGCGGTAATGTGGAGGTTTTAATGTCGTATAAGGAAGACTTGGAACAACTCACAACATGTGGTGATATTTGGGCAGAAGAAAGAGCAAAGCTTGCTCAGGGATTAATTAAGAGTTTTGAAAGTGGTTCCATTGATCAATCTGAATATCAGGAGCTGATGCAAGATCTTATTCGTACAGATGCCTTGGATGAATCAGCAACATCTGTTGAAATCAAATCAATGTTTGTAGGAGCAATCATGTTAGGAGCTCAGTTAGTATAATGGAAAATAAAATTGAATATATGTGGCAAGCTTTCCGGCAGGAAAATGATAATCCAACTATGGAAGAATTTATCCGGATGGTTTCAAGAGAATTTGAATGTAGTCTTCAAGAAGCAAACGAAATGGCGTCTCATTTATTGCTAATTGACTAATCATTAATTAATAAATATTCTCGGTTTAATATAATATGAAGAAAGAAATGAATTATATCGACCTATTCTAGAAGGGCTAAAGTAATGGCTTATACAGATGCCTATCTTCACATTTTTGAAGAAAAGGTAACCAAATTGTGTGCGCCAGAATAATAGAAAGGTTAAAAAATTTAAAATGAGTGAATATCCAAAAAAGACCGGTCCAAACAGCTGGATCATTGAAGTTAAACAAGATGGAAAAACCAAAGAACTTTATATAGAATTTCCTCCCGGAGCTCTTGATCAAGCAGGTTGGGATGTAGGGGATGATTTAATTTGGAAAGAACTTGATGGTGGTGCTTGGTCTATATCCAAAAAAGAACTTGACAAAAGTGAATAGAAAAGGTATCAAAATTGCATAACAAGATTCGGGAGTTGGAATCAGAACCAACTCCCAATTTTGAAAAAATTCAGATGTATACAGAAGAGATAAATAGTATTGAAAATAATATTATGATAGTCCGTGAAGCAACGAAGGAAGTAAGAGCCACATAATTTAAAAATAAAAATAAGGTAATACCATGTCAAATCATAAAGAATTTACACCTCTAGAAGAAGGTGTAAATGATCCTGCAATTTTCAAAGCGGTATTTCTTGCAGGTGGGCCTGGGTCTGGAAAATCTTTTATTGTTGGTAAAACTGCCCTCACTGCCCTTGGTATGAAGTTAGTTAATTCTGATGATGCATTCGAGCGCGGCCTTAAGAATGCTGGCATGGAAATGACACCTGATAATATCTATTCGCCAAAAGGGCAGGCTATTCGTACGAGAGCAAAAGAACTTACAAAAAATAAACAGAAAGGTTATTTGCTCGGCCGTCTTGGTCTTGTAATTGATGGGACTGGTAAAGATTACGAAAAAATCATAAAACAAATTCGAGTATTAAAAAAACTTGGGTATGATGTTTCTATGATTTTTGTTAATACCGATGAAGAGACTGCATTAGCTCGTAATAAAATGCGAGCACGTTCGTTACCAGATGCTACTGTATCTAAAATGTGGAAAGATGTTCAGAGGAATATTGGTAAATTTCAGATACTGTTTGGTAAAGAAATGTTTATTATTGATAACACAGAGGGCTCTGATTATGAGTCTCAGGTATTAAAAGTATATAAGAAAATTTCAGCATGGTCTAAAGAAAAACCTACTAATAAAGCTGCTACTTCTTGGATAAAAGCTCAAAAAATGAATGAAAATCGCATTCATATAAAGGGTTTTAAAGCATATATTGTGGATTAATCTATTGACATTTTGATATATAGAATATATAATCCACTGAACTTTAACATTGTGGAGATATATTATGGCTAAGGGAAAGAAAGCTTCAGGAAATCATTACACTTCTAAGGGCGAGCGTCCAAACGTAAACAAGAAGCTTCGTAATGCCGCCCGAAAAGATTATCTTGATAATCATTCCGCTCGAGCAATCAATCAGATAAATGCCTGGAAGGCTGGTAAGAATGTAATGGTTACTATTGCTAATCCAAATCCAAACGAGACTAATAAGAGATTCGTCCGAGTTCCAGGAACATATGTTTGGGGTGATCCACGCAGGCGTTATATCATGAAGTCTGGTTATATTGAAGCCGATCTTGCAGATTGATTTAGACCCAGATAAGCGTGAATGGTACACGAAGGCGACGGTAATTGTGTATTCCATGATAATTACACTAAGGAATGGAGTGAAACATTGAACAATCAATATCTTATTAACCTACTTCAGGGTCATATTGTAGAGGTAACATTTACCAAGGTTGATGGTACTGAACGAGTAATGAAGTGTACGCTTAGAGAAAACGTAATTCCAACACCAGAGAATGGTGGAATGCAGCAGTCAGGATTTAAAGCAAAGCGTCAGGCAAATCCAAATGTTGCCGCGGTTTGGGATGTAGAGGCAAGTGGTTGGCGTTCATTCCGTCTTGATTCAGTAAAGGACGTTGTTGTACTCCTTGAAGAGGAAGTAGCTGTATGAAATTCACAGTAACTGGATTAGACGATACAGGATCAGTATCTGACGATGGCACTGTAATTAATGCCAAGGGTGGAACTGAAATGATGAAGGAAGGACTGATCGATCGTTTAGACGATCAGTTCCTTCCTGATTTTAACATCATTTGTTCTCGTGTCAGAGATATCGATCCAAACAAGAAGAACATTCTATGGCTTCATGATACCTGGAACGACCCTGAATCACAACATCTCCGTGACGAAGAATCTCGAAAGAGATTTGCAAAGCTGGTATTCGTTTCGAATTATCAGTTCCAGACATATCATCTTGCCCATGGCATTCCTTATTCTGAATCTATAATCCTTCATAATGCTATTGTTCCTATCGAACAGCATGAGAAGCCAAACGATGGTCAAATTCGATTGATCTATCACACAACTCCACATCGAGGACTAGAACTTCTCGTTCCAGCTTTTGAAGCGCTTTATAATAAGTTCGGCGATAAGATCGTTCTTGATGTCTACTCATCTTTTAATATCTATGGGTGGCCGCAGCGAGATGAGCCATATACGGCTCTCTTTGATCGTTGTCGAGAACACCCTGGTATCAATTATCACGGCGCCGTTTCAAATGATGAAATCCGTGAAGCGCTTAAGAAGGCTCATATTTTTGCATATCCAAATATCTGGCCAGAGACTTCATGTATTGCCGCAATTGAGGCAATGAGCGCCAAGTGTGCGGTGATCTGCCCAAATCACGCAGCTCTCCCCGAGACATGCTCTAACTTTGCTCTAATGTATCAATTCGACGAAGACGGCAATAAGCATGCCAATAAGTTTGCCCGTCTGTTAGATGCAGTTATTGAGGACTATTGGAACGACCATCATATGTCAAAGCTCGAGTTCCAGAAGATCTATATAGATAACTTCTATTCCTGGGATGCCCGTATCGTGGAATGGGAAGCTCTGCTGCGGTCTCTCTAAACCATTGATTTTATTAATTAAAAAAATGGTTGACATATTATTCTGAATATGGTAGTATATACATATAATGAATAAGGAGATGAACATGATCAGTGAATGGAAGAAGTCGGATTGGCGTTCCACGGAAACTTGGGAGTCGGTTAATTGCTCAAGTGGTGATGTGACAATTTCCAAGATTGGTGAGGAATTTATCGGTCGTGATCCCAACGGCATGCTGGTTTCCCAGTTTCCTGATACCTGGGAAAACACCGTTCGGATGATGGAGTCTTGCTTCACCTGGCATGTTAAGTTTGTCTGAAATGGATATTAATAATATTATCCGTCTTCGTGGTAAAACCAATCATGGTAAAAATCGCGTGCGTGAGAATGGCGAATTGTGGAAGGTACTTGATTGGAAATCAAGTCTAAAACCAGGATTAATTGCTGTTGAATCGATTCAGACTGGTGATAAGCGTTGGTTGACTGCTGATTTTGAAATTATAGAGAAGGCAGAATTATAATGGCCAAAAGACCAAACCTCATCAAATCTTCTCGTAAGAAAAACATTCGGGCCCGTACACCCAGGTTCTTTGATGAGAAGTACTTTGGTCCAGAGCCTTCATGGGGCGAAGAGAAACCAGATCGTACCACTCTCGTGAAGGCTTATAACTGGTACAACTACTTTTATGATAAGAAGGGAATCGTAAAGTTTCTCTTCGATCACTATCCTCGTGATAAGAAGGAAATTCGTTTCCTAAAGCGTCTTGATAACAATGACATTCCTTCTACGATCTGTTATCAGGCTCGAATGATATCTCGCGGCTGTAAGTTGCCACAAGAGTCTCTTGATTATTTCAATCAGAATATCAAGAGCATGCTTGAAAAGGCAAAGACGATCCACGAAGAAAACCTAGAAGAGAAAAAGGAATCTCCAAAGCCCTCGATTCAAGATCGTATCAAGGAACAGATTTCAGACTATATTGCTGAAATCGAACAGGGGGTAGATCTTTTTACAAAAAACAACTGTAACTCTGAGTTCAATATGTACTCATGGCTACAAAAGAACAACATCAAGTCTCAGCAGTCTAATGCAATTGCTGAGTACTATAAGCCGCTATTGGCAGAACTCAAAGAAGCTAAAACGAAGAAAGACGAACAGCTTAATGAAGCATATGCTTTTATGAAGCCTCGCGAGCTTGGTCGTTTCGTTGATTTCATTGATAACATCGTTAAGGACGCTTCTACCTGGAGCACTAATCAGAAAACGGTAAGGAAGACTCGTAAGCGCAAGCCGCCGTCTGTTGAAAAGCAGGTGTCTCGAGTGCAGTATCTTAAAGAGTTCAAGGACTACAAACTCGTCAGCATCAATCCTGCTGATATCATCGGCGCTCAGGAGCTGTGGGTATTCAACGCAAAATATAGAGTGCTAACTCGATATGATGCGATGGGTCCTTCTGGGTTTATGATCAAGGGTACAACTATACAGGGCTTTGATGAAACTTCTATCTCAAAGAAGCTCCGTAAACCTGAGGAAATCCTACCTCGAGTTTTGACTGGTGGTAAACGTATTCTTGGAAAGATCTTTACTGAAATAAATAGTAAGGAATCTAAACCAAACGGACGAATCAATAAGGATACAGTTCTTTTGAAAGCAATTAAATGACACAGTCCAATAATGTAATCGAATTCCCATTTCATGAAAATGGATTTACTCCTGCGCAAAATTCTGAACAGCTACTAGAGCAGTTCCAGGAGAACAAGAAAACCTATATCAATCAAGTCGTGGATCACTATAGTACTCAGTTGATTAACAAGCTTGGTATGCATGGATTCGATATATATGAAGACAATTTTATCAAGAGCTTTTCATATACAGTCGAGTCTCTTCGAGCAACTCTTTATCAGAGCCTAGACATCTATCACCCATTTGAAGATCATATGGGAGAAATTATGGAAGCGCTTGAAGAGTTTGAGGAAAATAGTTGACATTAAAAAAAATGTAATATATAATAATATATGATTAACTCATTGAAAGATTATTAAGAGATGATACTTGTCGACTTAAATCAGGTAATGATTTCAAATCTGATGCAACAGATTGGCGGCAAAAAGAACGTCACCATTGATCCAGATCTCATTCGTCACATGGTTCTTAATTCACTACGCATGTATCGTGTCAAGTTCAGTGAAAAGTACGGTGAGCTTGTAATCTGTTGTGACGATAAGAACTATTGGCGCCGAGACATTTTCCCATATTACAAGCTCCACCGTAAGAAGGATCGTGAGAAATCTGGCCTTGATTGGCATACGATCTTCCAAGTTCTCAACGATATAAGAGATGATCTTCGAGATAATTTCCCATACAAGGTGCTCCGTATCCCTCATGCTGAGGCAGATGATATTATCGCCTCTATTTGTCATAAGTATGGGCGCCTTGGCATTACCAATGATTCAGCAGAGCATATCCTCATTCTATCTTCTGATAAGGACTTCGTACAGTTGCAGAAGTATGCAAACGTCGAACAGTATAGTCCTATTCAAAAGAAGATGATCACGTGTCCCAATCCTGCCCGATATATACATGAGCATATTCTCAAGGGTGATCGAGGTGATGGTGTTCCCAATTTCTTATCATCTGATGATGCCTTTGTTTCTGATAAGAGACAGCAGCCACTATCTACAAAAAAGATAGATTCGTGGAATGGCAAGGCACCTGAGGAATTTTGTACTGAGGAAACGCTTCGTAACTATAAGCGCAATCAGCAGCTCGTTGATCTCGACTATGTGCCCGATAATATTCAACGGCAGGCTCTAGAGATGTTTAAAACATATGAACCAGCATCTCGTAACAAGATGTTTAACTATTTCATTCAGAAGAAACTTAAAGTTCTGATGAATTCAATCCAGGAGTTTTGAATGGCAGTGAAAGAAGGCGTGGCTGAGATACTCGATAGAGTATCAAAGCTTAAGACAAAGCAGGAGAAGATTGCGATCCTCCGTAGGGATCATAATATCGCTCTTGAGAATATCGTAGACTTATGTTTTAATCCAAAGCTGAAGTTTGCTCTACCGCCAGGCGAGCCTCCTTACAAGCCTCAGCCTAAAGAGGCAGACTGTCAGGCAACTCTCTTTGCGAATCTACGTAAGTTTGGAATCTTTCTCGAGAATGGTCCATATCCAAATATGCGCCAGTTTCAGAGAGAAGTACAGTTCGTTCAGTTTCTTGAATCGCTCGATCCAGATGACGCGAAGTTAGTTATAGCGATCAAGGATAAAAAGATGCCTTATAAGGGCATTACTCGTAAACTTTTTGAAGAAGCGTGGCCCGCTTTAGCATCAACCTGGGAGGTAAGTAAGTAAAAAAATGGGTAAGACTTTTCGCCGTGAAAAGACATACTTTGATGATGATTACACACAATCATATAAAAATGAAAAGAAGAAATCAAAACAACTAAAAGTACGGCAGCAGAAAAAGGCACATTACGAAGAAAATGACTATGATGAAAATTACACCGAAGACCACGGCATACGTAATCGGTAACGGCACATCAAGAAAATCATTTGACCTGATTAAGCTTAAGGGCAACGGTACAGTATTTGGGTGTAATGCTCTCTATCGTGATTTTAGAATGACAAATCCAAAATATATTTTACCTGATTATCTTGTTGCAATTGATGCTTCTATTATTACCGAAATTGAAAGTTCGGATTTTCCATCAAATCGATTTATCAATCCACCCGAAGTTGAAAAATGGGAACCGGTAGAATTACATTGGGGTAGGGCTGTCAATAAACAGTGGGACCCACAGCGTCCTAGATCAAATGCTGGTATAAATGCCATCCTCGAAGCAATTAAGATGGGATTCACCGATGTATATATTTTCGGTTTCGATTCACTTGTTGTAGATCAGTCTGTAGCAATGTCCAATCTATATGATGGTACCAATTGTTATGGACTAGAAACTAGAGCATCTCTTCCCGATACACGAAACAGAATGAAGTATCTTGGTTGGGTTATCGAGAATAATCCTCAGACAAAATTCCATTTTTGTTTCCCAAAAGAGTTGAGGGTCTATAAGCCAGAGGCTGATAATTGTTTCATAC